TCCAGCACCTCCTCCTGCGACACTATAATATTGCCATTTGTCTCTCGAATTAGGGCTTTTGCGACCCATTAATGGTAATATATCTTGTTGTCCCAATCCAGATTGTCTTGTTAAAATACCTATTTGAGAATATTGTGTATTATAACTTTGGGTAGGTACATTTACAGCAAAAGAACCACCACTAGGTATCATTAATGTAGGTGTTGTTGAGGCGGAATCACACCGAATCGGAGGTACATAAGGGTTCGTTAAAGGGTCACCTCTTCCAGCCCCACATCTGCCTACATCCCCACGAATATCTTGAATAGCTCTAGGAACTAGAAGACTACTGGTTATTTGATTAGTATTATTAGTTATTGTGGAGGTTTCTGTAAGTTTGCCTAAATTTGAGACACGAACCCACAAATATCCAACAACTAGAATAAGGAATCCACATATGAAAAGAGTCATATTATTCATGCAGTACAGGGTCCCTGGAATACATTTTTTGTTAGTAATAGGTTTAAATTGTGACAGAGGTTTCGGTTGTTGTAGTAAATGTTTTCCACGCATTGCCGTATATATATAATGGGTTATTTTGTACGCGATGTACAAGAACCTTTGCTAAGAAGACTATACATATAGTACAAACAATAAAGACCCATAATGGCGACAAGTGCCCAAAACATGAAATAAATAAACGATCCTTCTTTAAAAACATCTTTTATAAGTTCATCTATTTTCCCGACAAAGTTCATTGCAAACTTTTTATTGTCTTCCCTGATTTTACGATTTGATTTCTCTGACATTGTATAGTGTTGGTCTGTAAGATAATATATACTAATACTGTACAATATATTTTACTTTCTTTGAGTGCATGTTTCATTTTTCGTAAAGAATCGATAACCATAAATACCTACTGTGATTGTAGCAAATATGATAAGAGTACATCGGAAAAGAAATTTGAAAAAATTGGTTCCGTCATCATTAAAGAATTCTTCAAGTTCTTTGAGGAAAAGTCCTTCTTTAACTTCTGGTGTTTTTGCTTTACATCGATAACATTTATTCAAAATTCCATTTGGCCATTGATTAATGTGGAATCCTGCACGAATGTTACCATTTTCATCTTTACCTCTCAATGCGCTCGATGTATCATATACGATACCGTCAATTAATTCTACAGTATCATTAACAAGATCTTCCAATTCGGCCAATTGAGGGAACATCCAAAACATCATTCGATATGGTAATAACAAAAGCCATATTAAACAGTCCAAAATATAATATACAATGCATTCGTCGAGAGACATAACTTTGTTCCACACACACATTATGTAAAAGAAGATTGTTTCAAAAATGTTTTTAATTTGTTCAAATAACTTTTTGAAGAAGGCTACAATTTTCTTGAATATTGATTTGAGAAACTTCACTACGATACCGATGACTTTCATTATTTTTTTGACAATTGAATTCATAATTTTCATAAGGCTCTTAAAAACGGTTGTAAATATTTTGAAAATCTGACTAAACATATTTGAAAACATTTTAATAATAGGTTTGAATACTCCTATTAGTTGCTTAAATAGTGATTTGAATATTTTTCCGATTGAAGAGATTGCTTTTACAATGAATTTTATTGGTACAGTAATTACCTTAAACACATTTAATATTTGGGTTTTCAAGTCATTAATTAAATCTTCAATAATATCACGGAACGCTTCTATTGGTTTAATAATAATATTCTTCAGTTTTACGGTGAATACCTCTTTTAGTGTATTTGTAATTGGTTTTACGAAACTGGCTAAATTTACCATATTGTAATAAAAGTCTTATAATACAATCTTATTTTTCTTTACATTTATGATCCACATTTTTTTTGAGTGAACATACTGTATATATAAATACCCACTACAATCACACTGAAAATAATGGCTGTGCATCGGAATGTAAAATGGAAAAAATTATTTTTATTTGTAAAGAATTCTTCCAACTCCTTTAAGAAAAGTCCTTTTTCAATCTTTTCTTCTTTTGGTTTGCATCTGTAACATTTATTCATAACATCGTTTGGCCATTGATTTATATGAAATCCTTTACCAAATGCAGATAGTGTGAAATCATAAATCATTCCGTCGACTAATTCGATTGCATCTTTTCCAGAGTCTTCTAAAATTTGTAATGGCGGTATCATCCAAAACAGTATATTTAGAGGAATCAAACAAATAAAAAGAATAACATCGACGCAGTAATATATAAAACATTCATCAAATGCTATTATTTTATTAAATGTACAAACGATATAAAAAATAATGGTGTCAAATACGGATTTTAGGCGTTCGAATAATTTAACAAAAACACCTACAATAATACTAAAAATCTTTTTCATAAATTTTACGATAATACCAAATACCTTAACAAACATTTTGATAACTGGTTTTATGAGTTCAACAAGTTTCTTAAAAATACTTGTAATTATTTTTCCAAGAGATGAAAATAATCCCGATATCATTTTTATTACAGGTTTCAGTATTTTAACAAAGCCTTTGAATAAATTTTTTATTATTTTTCCAAAAATGCTCAAGTTTTTGGAAATAAATTTCAATGGAATCGCAAACATTTTCCCAATTTTCTTGAATGAATTTGTTATATTTTTGATGAGTCCCTTCAAAAATGAGTCAATCGGATCAAATGCGGATGTAAATAAGTCTTCCATGACTCCTGTAATGGCACCCATTGCCCCGTCAGTGATACCACTAAGAATTTTTTCAAAATCAATACCAATCATGTCTTTTAATAATTTTTTGTCATCAATAACAATCGTTTTACCAACTTTTTTCTTAAAAATTCTAAATGAAAAATCAAACTTCATTCTAGCTTACTCTACAATAATGCAATATTAAATATTTAGATATAAGAACAAATAATTAATAGTGTTGTGTTTATGGTTATCTATCATTTCTTTCATGTTTGACACAATCCTTACAGTCCGTAGGGAATTCGGTTTCTTTTATTTTTTTGGTTTCATCTTCTGCCGTATATGCCGCATCTGCATCTATTTCGGCTGACTCTTCAACTATATCAGGGTCTTGTGTCAGGTCGGGTGTATTTTCAATTTCGGATTGGCTTGTAGCAATGTCTGCATCAACTGTTGCTTGATATTCATCGGTTGGCAAAGTTCCATCTAATTCATTTGGATTATCGACTAAATCATCAGGTGTCTCGATTTCTTCCATGTCTGATTCAGTTGGACATTCCCCTGTAAAAAATTCCAATAGTTTAAATTGATTTAAAATAAAGAATATGAGTAAAATTATGCACGCAGAAAGGATTAAGAACTGTATAATATCGTGTGGGTTACACATAATATATAAACAATATTCAATAATGTCTATAGATTATATTTGTTTTTTCATTTTACTGTAAAAATACAAATTGTTTATCTAATAATTAGTTTAATTTAATTAAATAGGTTATTCATACCGACCGAGTCAATGTTTTGATTTATGCGTTTGAATCCGAGTTTCATTTCGTGTCGAAGGTCATCTAATAAATCGGCCTCGATTAATTTTTCTTTTGCAGTTTTGTCATCATCATCCTCTTTCTTAGTTTTCTTCTTGTTTTTGTTTTTAAATGTGTCTTTGTCTTCTGTGTCTTTGTCTTCTGTGTCTGTGTCGTCTGTGTCTTTGTCTTCTGTGTCTTCTTCATTGTCTCCTGCAAATCCTTCTTTCCACGGATTTGCAATATTGGTACCATATTTAAGGGTATTTGAGACAGTCATACCAATACATAAAATGACAATCATATTTTTGCTAAAGAAGGATGTTAAAAATGAAACCAACACAAAAACAGAAACCGATAAGTAATCTTCTAGTGTGACTAACTGTACAATATTCATCAGTGCCAAAATAAAAATGAATATTAGTACACTACGGTTATTCAATAGATGTTTTGATTTTTCAATAGAGAATTTAGGTACGTGTACTCCTTTTCCTTGAAACTTCATAATTCCTGTATATACTATATATTACATTTCGGAAAATAAATAAGGTAAATGTGTATCTTGACTAGATGTCTCACGTAATGGTTGCTTTTAACCTGAACCATTATTATTCTGGTAATTCATATCCCTGCATATATTTTTGATGATGACGTGTCGTTGTATTTTTTCTTCTACTCATTATAGTTGTCTAAACCTTTGAAAAATAAAATTCTAAATCAAATCATTTTCCAAGGATTGGTTAAAGTAGTTGTACAATAAATTCTCTGGATTGTGATTTTTCACTTCACCACATACCATGGAAGCGCTTTCGTACATTTGTCTCAACACATCAGACGGTGTATTTGTTCCTACTTTAATGAAACCTTGTTTTAACAAATATTTTTTCACTTCTTGGATAGGAACCTGTTTTAATTCGGATTTCCGTAAATTCGTTTGATTTCGTATTGTACGGTTTGAGACAAGTACAGAAACGCGTGGATGTTGTTTTGACTTTCCTACGTGGAATGTACGACGACGAATGATTCTTCGTTGTTTTTTGCATTTATCTTTTATATGTGGTTTTTTAGTATTTTTCCATTGGTCTCTAATAGACATTTCTTTTAAGCGTGTATCGATTGCTTCATCGTACCTTTGAGTGGATACATTATTCATATTTATCATAGATTCTTTTGCGGATTTAGGGATATTTTGAACATTTGGTAGATTTTTCTGAGTGGCGTGTTTCCAAGTTCGAAATGTTGGTAATTTTCCATTTTTGAGACATCCATATTGTGGTAGAAATACAGGTGCCTTCAGTAATACAGGTGATTGTCCGATTGACGGTTTATTTAGTGTGTTTGTATTGAAAACAGGAGGTAATGGTAAATTCTGTATGTATTGGCTTATAATGGGTGGGTGAGTACGTGAAGTGATATTATGTGGTGGTACTTTTTTTGATGCTATTGTCGTTTTTGTTTCATTATTTTGATTTGTAATATGGTTTAGTTCTTTAAAATAATCGAGAGAACTTTCGAAATCGCCTTTTTGTATATATTGTGGATCTTCTTCTATTTTTATGGGAATCGTCGTGGATTTTGATTCATTTATAATCTGTTGATCATACTGGTTTCTAAACATTTTTAATAAATTACGTTTTAAGGTGGATGTTTGTTTGGTTCTATTCCCAGGATTTTTTACGCGAATTTTAGGAGCATTATTTCCTGGCGGTGTCGGTAGTCTTCCAACTCGCGATTTACGTGTTTTATTTGGTTTAATTTTGAATTGACTCAAATCAATATTAATTGTTTTATTGGAAGGAACTGACATTTATATACAGTACTCTATAAAAATACTGCAAATAGTATTATTTATACATACATTCCATATTTATTCTCTTTCTGATACAAATCTTCGTTACGATTATTCTTTAATTGTTCAAAACCGTTATTTAAATCATTTTTTGAAATCTTAAACCGATTACTCACGCTCTTACCATATACACGATAAGAATGAGATATTTTTACATAAGTGAATAATTGTTCCATATCTCTTCCATGAAAAGGAAAGTATTCGATATTCTGTAGAAACCAGTTGTCATTAATTTCGTTTTCTATTTCAAATTTCCAATTTTGTTGTTTCATTTTTGTACAGAATATTTCGTACAGTTCTATTGCGGAATATGGTTCTATTTTGAATCTCCAGATGAATCTAGAATGTATTCCTTTATTTATCTTAAAAATAGATTCTTCTAGGTCCTTTTCATAACCTGCAACAATAACCATGAGTTCATCTTTATGATAACTAAGTGCTTCGCATAAGGTATCCACACATTCTTTTGCATAAGAATCATCACTGTGTAATGCATATGCTTCATCGATAAACAGTACACCACCGAGACATTCATTTATGACGGCTTTTGTTTTCAATGCAGTTTGTCCTAAATAGCCACCAACAAGGTCAGAACGGGTGACTTTCTTAAAGATATTGTTTTTTAAAATTCCAATTTTGGAATACATGATTCCCATTATTTTAGCGATTTCGGTTTTTCCTGTACCAGGTGGTCCTGTTAAAATAGTATGTTTATAATCAGACAATTCTGGTGTAACATTACTAAACCCTTGTATAAAATACAATAATTGTTTCAGAATAGAATGTTTTAGTTCTTTTAACCCAGTCAGTTGTCGTAAAGACTCTAATTCAGGTTTAATCTTATGTAATATTTTCAAATCAATATTGTATGTTTTATTGTAATCATTGTATGGATATTTTTCAAGAATTAATAAAATATCGTCGGTTGAATTTAATTCAATATCTATTTCAATATGTTCTTTTTTTAAAGAGCAAAATGAAATATCAAGTTCATTTTCCAATTTCCATATAGAATAAATGTCGTGGGCTGGGTCTGGGTCTGGGTCTGGGTCTGGGTCTGGTTCTGGGTCTGGGTCTGGGTCTGGGTCTGGTTCTGGGTCTGGGTCTGGTTCTGGGTCTGGGTCTGGGTCTGGGTCTGGTTCTGGGTCTGATTCTGGTTCTGGTTCTGGTTCTCCGAATGTACTGTAATGAAATTGTATATTTCGAGTCAAGTTCATAGCATCAAAATAAGACAATGATTTTTTATGTTGTAAATTGTCCAAGTATTGTATAAACGTATGATAGTGCGAATTACTGTTTAATTTATTCAGGTGTGTGTGTGTATATGGCATATGTTATAAGTTATAATTCTATAATGTAAATACACGCGTTATATATTTATTTAGTTTTTTAAATGTCTCAAAAATACATTTGACAAACTATTATATAGTAGTTTAATGACAAAAAGAAAAACGCGTAAAGTATCCAGCCCTATATTTACGAAAGAGGAGTTTGATAGTAATGATGGTATGTTGACTACGGTATGGGGACCGACATTATGGCACACATTACATACGATTAGTTTTAATTATCCTGTAAAACCTACGCATATAACGAAAGATAAATATAGACAGTTTGTATTAGCCTTGAAATATGTATTACCTTGCGGGAAATGTAGGAAAAACTTGAAACATAATTTCAAACAATTGCCGTTAAAAATGTCGCATATGAAATCACGTGACAGTTTTTCGAAATATGTGTATGATTTACACGAGTTGATAAATCGTATGTTGAATAAGAAATCTGGGCTTACGTATGAAGATGTTAAAACTCGTTATGAGCATTTTCGTTCAAGATGTGCGATTACTAAGAAAATGACAAAAACGAAGAAAGAAAATGGCTGCACAGAACCATTAATTGGAGAAAAGTCAAAGTGTATACTACAGATTGTACCCAAAACGGATAAGTGCAGTACATTTCAAATAGATGAAAGATGTGAAAAGGTGAGAGACATTACTAGTATGTCGTATAATATATAGATGAATATTTAGTCGATATTGAATATTTATGTTTGTTCCATCGGTATATTTATCATTATTAACTATATAACTTACTTGCGTGTTTAGAATGTCAACTTACGATAACGGTATGGATATCTCAATGAATGATCTAAATGAAAATAATGTAGAAGTGTTAAACGAGACACAAAACGATATTGTACAATTCTGGTCAAAAGATTTGAATGTTTTGTTGAAATATCCTTTGGAGTTTTTCCCATCAGAGACAATGTCGTATGTACAAAAGTTAAATGCACTCAGTAGAATTATTTTGGTATTGACAATTGGTAGTTTCATTGTTACAAGGAATACTCGATTGTTATTCGTAGGCGGATTAACATTAACTGCGATTGCTTATATGTATTATGTTCGGTTTACAGTTGAAGAAAAGAAGATGGAAAATTTCGAATTATATAACAAAAGTGAGAATACACCTGGTGAAGTATTAGCGGATGATCAGAATATGGATATATCTACCGTATTTGCTGA